CCAGAGGACCAAGATGGATGTAAATACTATCAGTGTCACTAGCAATAACATAATCTTCTCCGTCAGTTTGTAATACTTTGTTTAAATAATCATTTACTTTATTCTCTATCCATCTGATTGAGACTTGACCTGATAGAGTGATGGCTTCAGCATTCGCAAGATTATAATACCTGAAATACTGGTTACCAATTGCACCATAGGCAGAGTTGAGTTGAATCTTCCTTGCCATCTGGATGTTATTAAACTTTGAGATGTCTTGCTTCAATTTGTTAGAAGGTTTCTTCTCATAGTTTTGCTTCGCTTGAAGCATTTTCTTTTTGTATATTGTCCTCTCTTCATAGATGCGTTGCATCATCTGAGGTAGGAATCCGTGGATGTCCTTGCGGTATTGTGCTCCGTTGGCACACACTGCAAAGTCTCCATCGATTCGTACTTCTCTACGAAGCAATCCATCAACACTGGCGGTGGGATGTCGTCTTTCACAGAGGGTTTCGGGACTGATGTTGTACTGCATGATGAGATGAGGGTACAGAGAGTTAAGATCGAAACTCGCAACCCAATCATACATGCCTGGTTTAGGTTCTTTAACATATGCACCTGCATATTTTTCATCCTTTTTACTACTATTCCTTGGTGGTACTACAATGTTTCTCTTTCTAAGATCATTGTAAATCAATGTGTCCCATACTTTAACCTGAGAATATACATCCTCAAAGTTAACCTTGGCATCATATGCCATAGCGACACACAATTCAATCAGTTTCATCTTGTCTTCCAATTGGTCAACAAGATTAACGTCATGTATATTATACTCTACAAAGCGTTGCCAATCATTAGTATAGAAATCTTTAAAGTTTTCATACTGTGAGTGATCTAACTTAGCATCATCCAATTCTACCATAGCTATATGGTCTAGTCGGTATGACTCTTGGTTTGTGTAAGTAAACTTCTTATAGAGGTCTAGGTAGTCAAGGATGTTAACACCAGTAAGATCATAAGCAATATTCTTACGTCCCTGAATGATAATCTCTCTGTCATGTACCCTTTTCCAAGGAGATAAAGACTTCTTCCACTTCTCTCCTAGTATTCTCTCTACTCTACGACAGATATAAGGTATGTCATAGAGGTTACAGTTCCATCCTGTAATAATGTCAGGAGTATTCTGCACCCACCATGCTATAAAGTCCTCAAGCATCTCTGCTTCAGTCCAGAAGACACGGTATTCATTGTCAACGTTTGCTTCCCTAGTACCCCAAGTAATAATCTCCTTGGTGTTGAAGTCCTTAATAGTAATGCATAGCATCTCCTCAGCACATGCTTCTACATCAGGGAATCCATTCTCACATCCAACCTCGATGTCAATCGTATAGATCTTCATCTTAGTCATATCATAATCAACATCACCAGAAAACTTCTTAGAAATATGCTGGTAAAGATATCTCTCATACCCATGGACTTCTATACCAGCAGCATTCTCATACTGCTTAAGAAATTCACGTGCCTCTCTAGCACCGTCAAACTTCTTTGGGTATGCTTTCCTACCATCTAAAGTTTTATACTTAGATGGTTTCTTCTGTGCATCAGGTACCAGAAACAATACTGGTTGAGATCTCTCTCTATACTGGACAGGTTGTCCATTCTCGTATCCACGATAGAGAATATCATTCCCTAACAGACAGAGGTTTGTATAGAATTCACTCACTAGCAGTTGCCTCTCCGTACTTCTCTGCTATAACAGCAGACGGATCTAGTATAGTCAATACCTGATCAGATGTCAAGAATAAATCTCTCTGATCTGTATGGAGTGGGAACTTATCCAGAGTGGCCTCTGGTGTCACATAATAACAATCCTCTAGTAGAAGACTTGGTTCCTCATCCAATTCAGTTATCTTACCCAGCAAATAAGTTGTCGGGTGGTGTTTGAGAATAATCAACTTGAGCATCGTCTTTCCTTAATGATTTGTATTTTTCTATCGCTTGCTTCCAACCAACCTCAACATTCTGATGAGGGTCGGATATCGATACCACTGAATATAGTGTAACGATATTTCTTCCAGTAGACAACGGTGACCATGGAAAGAATTCTAATTCTATACTACCTAGGCAGTCCATGGGATCAACTGTAGTCTCTTGAAACATTTCCTCAGTATTCCTAAGAATACTGACAGTAAAGGCATCTACAAACTCGTAAGCAATCGCAGACTTGCCTTCTTCAGGACGTATCTCCTTGATATCAGCTACTACGTCCTCTCCGTTTTGCATTCTTGCGACTTTTACGGTCATAGTCTCTCTCCATAAGGTTATCAAATGTATACTTCACTAGGTCAACGAATGCTCGTCGAGCAGTGATGTTCTTTTCTTCAGCAAGGATGTGTACCATCTGGTTGAAGTTATCAGTATACTCTGGAGGAAGGTCAACTGTCAAGGTGTCCTTCTTAGATGCTGTACCTTGGCACAGGTTTACATACATGTTCATAGTTATTTCCACAAAAAAGAGACCCATCGGGTCTCTTCGGTTGTGTATTATATAGGTCAATAATCATCATCACCTTTTGTTTGTGACTCCACCCACTCAGCATTGTTTTTACAGTATGCATCAGCATCTATTTCCATATGCCAGTGGGTGACAGTATGCAGAGTCTGTATTACAACCATCATACCGATTAATAATACAGGCCCTGCCCACAATGGATGCATCATTATGTCACCTGGTTTCATGAGAGATAATCTTTACGAGCATGATGCTCAGGTACTATCTTACCTAACTTGACAACGAGGAGTCCGTCCTCGAAGGTAACGTCTGTGACGTGGGTGTCTTCTGCGATTGTCCACGATCTAGTGAAAGCTCTCTTCGCCAATCCTCTGTGGATAAACGTCGAGTCCTCCTCGGATTCAGGTTTGGTTCCTTCGACATGAAGTTTTCCATACTCTGTGTAGACATTGACTTCCTCCCTTTTGAAACCTGCTAGTGCTACTTCTAATCTTGACTCATGATTATTCACATGAACAATATTAAAGGGTGGGTAATTACTTGCTTCTATATGATTGAAGCTCTCGAAGTAATCATCCAGCCCTAGCGAGTTGGTAAAAATCTTATCCATCAACTGAGGTAAATCAGCTGCACGGTATCTTTGTATCTTAGACATAATAGTCCTCCTTTAGTAAGCGAGTGTTAAATTTGGATCCTTTCGGCATCCACATATATTTATACCACATTCCTCGGCCACTACCAATGGTGGTAACCGTAATAGTACAAATGTTACATATCTTATTTGTCTAAATAGAAGTACTTCTACTTAGGATAATTGGATGAAAAAAGCATTCTTGCTTTTTGGAATGATTTTGATGAGTGGCACAGCAGCACGTGCCGACCTGACTCATAGACTTAGTAGCTCGACTCAACTCCAAGTAGATGCGGGTTATACTCAAGTTTCAAGAGCAGCGAATTCTTATAGTACCAGTGGATCTGGTGTATCAACAACTGTTACTGCCAATGGTAGTGCATCAAGCAGTCTTGGTGGTATCAGTGCGGTCAGTAACGCAGGAGTTGCTACTGTTACTCTACCTGATGCAGCACAAACAACCCAAGGAAATGCATATAGCTATACACAAAGCTTAAGTCTAGGCGATGCTATCGTTACTACTGCGGCTGATGTAGGCGATGTCCAAGGTTACTCCAACATAGTATCGACTGCTCCTGGTACCGCTGGTTCCTTGGCTGGTACCATAAGTAGTGCTGGTGCCATGACGATAACAGCTGGCGGGGCTGGAACTTCAGCTACTGGACAGTTTGTTACAGAGGTCACCATACGCTAGGAGTGATACATAATGAAACGAGTTTTAGTACTACTACTGCTTAGTTTCGGTGGGACTGCTGTAAATGCAGTCCCAGTGGTACCAAATTTCCAACAAGGTTCGATGACGAGCCACACGGAAACTGAGTCTACGATTACGGAGACCATAAATTCGATTGACATGAGGACAGGATGGGAATACACAGTGAGTGGGGTAGGCATTTCAAACAATGGAGAAGCACTAAACCCCAACGTGAATACATCAACAGTGACGGTAGCACCGTCCGTAGGATCAGGAGAAGCAGCCATAACAGGTACAGTGACTTCATCCTTCGACAACTTGGACTTCGGAACCAGTCCGAACTTCACAATATCAACTCCAGGGGAGGCGTTTCAATTCGTACAGAGTTATCAAGGACCAGGGGTCACCAACCAGACCCTAATACAAAGAGTCACCACCGTAAAAAGCGTGACCGACACAACAAGTACGTTTACCCAGTAATTGCAGCACTTCTCAGTGTGCAAACTTTACCTGCAAGAGCAGAGGTTGGTGGTGTATCAGCAACAGCGAACCCTATCGCTAATAGTTCTGGCTCAGTAACCAACCAGGCAATACAAGTTTTACAAGGTCCATACATAACCAACACCTATGGTGGTGGTGTCCAGTGTCAGGGTAGTACCTTTAACGTGACTCCCTACATACAATTTGCCGACTCTCGGAAGGATCCTTGGGTCGATTTTTATGATGAACCACAGTATAACT